AATCGGAAAATCGATACTGGAAAAACTCTAACTCGGTGGCCAGTTTTTGTTGACCACTTCAGACATTCTGAGGTGACAGCGATGATGACGTTTAACCTGCGTGAACAACAAAAAAGACTACAGGCGCGAATGGATGAGTTACGGGCAGAGATTGCATTTGCTCAGAAGGGCGAAAAGCCATGGCCTTATCGTTCCTGCCTGATGCGTGAAGGTCGCGGATATTGCGAAAAACATGGCGAATATCACACGCATATACTGGTGTGGAGCGATCGTAATGGCGAGGACAGAGAAGAAATTTCATGCTGCCCTGACTGCTTAATCGCTGAGGCCAACGATTTGACCATGGAGCTGTCGTCCATCAAGGCGGAAGAGCTGACTGATAACGCCGGAATTGCCCTGCGTTTTCGGGACTGCGAGTTTGATAATTATCTGGAGGTTAATCCTGGCGCAGCCAGAAATCTTGCGGCCTGTCGCCGCTATGCGGAGAACTGGCCAGATATGCTGGAGAACGGTACCAGTCTTGTTATGACCGGCAGTTGTGGTACCGGAAAAAATCATCTGGCTGTGGCTATGGCAAAACACATCATCCGTAACTATCTGGCCAGTGTGGAGATCACCGACGTGATGCGCCTTACCCGTGCTGTGAAAAATTGCTGGCGGAATGACAGCGAAAAAACAGCGGATGAAGTTATTGAGCGTTATGCGTCAATGGATTTGCTGATCATCGACGAAGTTGGCGTTCAGTTTGGCAGCGCGGCTGAAATGGCTATTTTGCAGGAAATTATCAACGCCAGGTACGAAAGTATCTTGCCCACCATTCTGATCAGTAACCTCTCACCGGAAGAGTTGTGGGCGTTCATCAGTCCCCGAATTGCCGACAGGATCACAGACGGGGGACGCAACTGGTTGTCGTTTAACTGGCCCAGTTACCGTTCTCGTATCAGAGGTGTGGCTGCATGACAACTCCAGTATGGCGTAACGATGACCTTGAAGGCGCTGTCATCGGCGCGTTCTTTCTGCGCGGAGCAGATCCTGAAGTGATGGATATTCTGGCCACACTGCCAGCGGACGTTTTTTCTGTACGAGCGTATCAGGATATCTATACAGGCATCTGCAGACAGGCCCGTGTTTCAGGAGTGATTGACCCCGTGCTGTTGTGTAATGAGATGCCGGAACTTGCCCCGGTGATTACTGATACCGGGCGTAAAACCTGGGTGAAGTCTTCACTGGAGCACTATGTTGCAGCGTTGCGGCGCAATGCCGCACTGCGCGATGCAGAAAAAACACTGAATGAGGCGCTGCAGAAATTACGTGATGCGCATACCTGTGAAGCAGCTGAAGATGCCCTGAAGGATGCGCAGAACATGATGGTCACACTGTCGACAGGAAAGGGCGTCATTCAGCCGGTACATATTGATGATGTGCTTCCGGAAGTGGTTGAGCGTGTTGAATGCCGGAATCAGGGGCTGGAGAAATCCAGGACGTTGATGACCGGTATTGATGAACTGGACGCAAAAACAGGCGGTATGGAGCCCGGAGACCTGGTATTCATTGCCGCCCGTCCTTCGATGGGGAAAACCGAACTTGCGCTGGACATCATCGACAAGGTGACTGAGCAGGGGCATGGTGTGCTTCTGTTCACCATGGAGATGGCGAACATCCAGATTGGTGAACGTATGGTGTCTGCGGCTGGAGGGATGCCAGTATCACGCCTGAAATCTGTGGCTCACTTTGAAGATGAAGACTGGACGCGTTTCTCACAAGGGGTGGGGCGGATGACCGGGCGCAATATCTGGATGGTGGACCAGGCGAACCTGGCCATTGATGAGATATGCGCAACAACGAAACACCACCTGATTAAATATCCGGAAACGGCGCTGGTGGTGGTTGATTATCTCGGGCTGATAAAAACCCGAACCACGGGGCGTCATGACCTTGCCGTGGGTGAAATCTCAAAGGGGCTTAAAGGCCTGGCAAAATCCGGTGGTTTTCCGTTGATTGCGCTGAGCCAGCTCTCCCGCGGTGTGGAGTCCAGACCCAATAAACGTCCCATGAACTCAGACCTGAAAAATTCCGGAGAAATAGAGGCGGATGCAGACATCATTCTGATGCTTTACAGGGATGAAGTGTACAACCCGGATACGCAGGCCAGGGGCATCGCAGAAATCAATATCACGAAACAACGTAACGGTTCTCTGGGAACGATTTACCGGCGTTTTTATAACGGACATTTTCTGCCTGTGGACCAGGAAAGTGCACGGGTGCTTTCCACTCCCATGAAGCCCGGCAATCCGCGCAGATACAGTAATAAACGAACTGACAGCAGTAAGATGGAGCGTTTCTTTTGAACAACCAGACAATGACTTTTACCCCTGAACAATTGCGTAAACACGCGCAGGAAATGCTGCGTCATGCTGAACAACTCGAAAAAACGGGCATAACAAAAGATGCTATCCGTAAAGATATGGTACCCGCGCTTCGGGAACTGATGCAGGCGAAGCATCGCGCACAGAAAGCAGTAGATGAGCTGGTGGACTGTGTGGCAGAGCTGGAAACCAGAGTCGGAAAGTTTGAAAAACTGGTGCAGGAGGCGCTGCGCTGATGCGCCATGAGTTTGTTTTGCCCTGGCTTGTGCGCGATCATTATGTCCCTGGTGGAAAGCCCGGGATAAAAATCACCGAACCGGAGAGTATTTGATGAGCGTCAAAATTCAAACGATACCGGAACTGCTTATCCAGACACGAGGTAATATGACCGAAGTTTCACGAATGCTGAACTGTAATCGCGCCACGGTAAGAAAATATGCTGAAGATAAAGAGGGCAAAGGGCACGCCATTGTTGATGGTGTTCTGATTGTTCATCGTGGATGGGACAGGGGTAAAGACAGTGATGCGTGATATTCAGCAGGTTCTTGAGCGCTGGGGCGCGTGGGTGGCTAATAATCATGAGGATGTGACCTGGTCGTCCATTGCTGCCGGTTTTAAGGGATTAATCCCTTCAAAAGTAAAATCCCGCCCGCAATGCTGTGACGATGACGCGATGGTTATATGTGGGTGTATGGCCCGCCTTAACCGGAACAACAACGATCTACATGACTTGCTGGTTGACTACTACGTGTTTGGGATGACATTCATGACGCTGGCGCGGAAGCATGGATGCTCAGATGGTTATATAGGAAAGAAGCTACAAAAAGCCGAGGGGGTGGTGGAAGGAATGTTGATGATGTTGGGTGTCCGGTTAGAAATGGACAAATATATTGAACATCCCTGATGGTAAGGGGCGACTTTCTAGAAAATATTTTACGTACGTAAAAAACGGGATATTCTGTTAAGAGTGGTTGCTTCGCCACACAGCTTAAACCCGCCTCCGGGCGGGTTTTTTATGCCTGAAAAACGGTACAGGACGTTAAACACGCTGGTGGTCAGATGAGTTTGCAGATGTGATGACATATGGTTATTATTCTGCCTCCGGCCCTTTAGCTCAGTTGGTCAGAGCGAGCGACTCATAATCGCCAGGTCGCTGGTTCAAGTCCAGCAAGGGCCACCAACCACCACTAGCTCATCCGGATAGAGCATCAACCTTCTAAGTTGACGGTGCGAGGTTCGAGTCCTCGGTGGTGGGCCAGCGCCGACTTAGCTCAGCAGGCAGAGCAACTGACTTGTAATCAGTAGGTCACCAGTTCGATTCCGGTAGTCGGCACCATATGCGGGCATCGTATAATGGCTATTACCTCAGCCTTCCAAGCTGATGATGCGGGTTCGATTCCCGCTGCCCGCTCCAGTCAGAGTCTTTCAGTCTGCGATGATGGGAAATCCCGGAGTGACTGAAAGACGTTTAAGTTATGAATGATCGCCTTTTTTTGCAAAATTGCTGTGCAGAAATACTAACCTTCGGGCGTGCGATCATTCATAAGCACTCTGCTTTTATTCCGATTAACTGTGGGTGGTTTGTTGGATAGAGTGCTTTCCTTACTGTATATATCGTTTCGCCCGCTTTTGCGTTTTTTTCTTTTCAAATCCCTTTCATTTCTCAGTGTAAAACTACGCCATCCGTTATTTGCGGAGGTGAGGCTATGAAATCCATGGACAAAATTTCAACGGGCATTGCCTACGGCACCTCCGCCGGCAGTGCCGGCTACTGGTTTTTGCAGTGGTTGGATCAGGTCAGGCCATCACAGTGGGCTGCGATTGGTGTGCTGGGAAGTCTGCTTCTGGGGCTTCTGACTTATCTGACGAATCTGTATTTCAAAATAAGAGAAGACAAGCGTAAGGCTGCACGGGGAGAGTAAATAATGAAGCATGAAGAAATGAATCAGCGATTCAATCACCTGGAAAATGAAATCACTGAGCTTAATAAAAAATTGTCGGCGTTGGTGAGTTCTGAAGATGAAAACAAACGCCGCGATGAGCATTATGCGGCGATTTACGATTACTGCCACAAAGTCGCTCACGAGACTTTTATGAAGTTTTTGCAGGAAAAGTTTTTACCGGCCGCATTGTCAGAAAAAGAGGCGGCTTACCTGCGGCCTGAGTACGTCATTACGGTTAACAGTGCCGGAGAGGAAGAGCATAAAAGTGATTTTATTGCGTCTGCACCGGATAAAGACCAGGAACCCCATCGGCCTTTCAGGGTTTCCTGTGAAGAGGGTGAGTTCGTCGTTTATGAGAACGGAAAACCTGTCCGGGCATCGCATCATCACTGCCTGAAAATTATTAATCTCGCTATCAGATGCCTGAAAGACGAAAACACCAGAGTTATGAAACGCATTGGCCGTTGCATGGGGTATTTGCAGGTGGCGGCAGAGATTGAAGCACTTGCCAGTGGTGCAGACATGGATGCTGCGGTGCGGGAGGCTCTTCTTCGTGATTTCAATACTCCCCCTTTAAGAAAGAGCCTGATGACTGGATCCAGCCGGGGCTGACTTATCTTAAAAGGCGTATATAAGTTGGCTCGTTATTTGTTGCCGATAAATCCTGATAAATATCCATGAGCGCAAAAATCAAATACGGCCTGTCGGCTGCTGTTCTGGCGCTGATTGCCGCAGGCGCGTCTGCTCCCCAGATACTTGACCAGTTTCTGAACGAAAAAGAGGGTAATCACACAACGGCATACCGTGATGGTTCTGGCATATGGACCATCTGTCGTGGTGCCACAATGGTGGATGGTAAGCCTGTCATACCGGGAATGAAGCTGTCGAAGGAAAAATGTGACCAGGTTAACGCTATTGAACGTGATAAGGCGCTGGCATGGGTGGAGCGCAATATTAAAGTACCTCTGACCGAACCCCAGAAAGCGGGTATAGCGTCATTTTGCCCCTATAACATTGGCCCCGGTAAGTGTTTCCCGTCGACGTTTTATAAGCGGCTGAATGCCGGTGATCGTAAGGGCGCATGCGAGGCGATTCGCTGGTGGATAAAAGATGTTGGGCGCGATTGCCGCATACGTTCAAATAACTGCTATGGACAGGTTATTCGTCGTGACCAGGAAAGCGCATTAGCCTGTTGGGGGATAGATCAATGAGCAGAGTCACCGCGATTATCTCCGCTCTGGTTATCTGCATCATCGTCTGCCTGTCATGGGCTGTTAATCATTACCGTGATAACGCCATTACCTACAAAGAGCAGCGCGACAAAAACGCCGGAGAACTGAAGCTGGCGAACGCAACCATTACTGACATGCAGCAGCGCCAGCGTGATGCTGATGCACTCGATGCTAAATACACGAAGGAGTTAGCTGATGCGAAAGCTGAAAATGATGCTCTTCGGCGCAAGCTTGATAATGGTGGTCGGGTGCTCGTCAAAGGAAAATGCCCTGTGCCATCCTCAGCCGAAACCTCCAGCGCCTCCGGCATGGGCAATGATGCCACCGTCGAACTCTCTCCAGTTGCTGGACGAAACGTTCTCGGTATCCGGGACGGGTGAGGTAGCCTGAGTTTAACGGACACTCCTTCCTGAAATAGAATGGCATCAGAAGGAGCT